TTTGCGACGAAAGCAACAATACACCTGAAGTAATTAACGCAGGCAAATTTGTGGCAAAAGTTCTTTTAGTATTTGGAACACTGATCCGAGAAGTCGAAATCATTGTTTCTCGAGGAGAAGAGGGCGAAGGCGGAATAATAGTAGAGGGCAGCGGAGGTCTCTAAAATTTAGTAAACAGGAGAACAATATATGCCAGGACCCAAAGATATTACAGCTTTTCGAAATCAATTTGTAGCGTCCAGATCTAATAGATATTTAATTACGCCGGCGGATCCCGAAGATTTAGATCTAGGGTTAGATGTACAACACATGCAACTGTTTGCCAAGGCAACATCAGTACCTGGCACACAAATAGGAATGATTCCTGTTGGATATCGAGGCAGAATAATTAAATTTGCAGGAGAACGCCAGTACGGAGAATGGGTTATTCAAGTATACGATGGAACAATTAGAGGTGAACAAGGTAATGGAAATATTCGTAAGATCATGGAAGACTGGATCGAACGGACAAATTCTTCCATCGAGCACAAAGTTCGTCTTAATACTGCTTCTGAATCTCCCTGGGAAGTGGCATGGTTTGATACCAATGGGGATGGCTATGGTAGGGGTAGTGGAGATTTCTCGCAAAAATTCCTGTTACACAATTGTTGGCCAATAGACATTAGTCCGATAGACTTGAGTTACGATCAGGCCGATGCGTTTTCTGAATTTACTCTTACTCTTGCCTACGACTTCCATTCATATCCAAGAGATTCTGGTTCAGGAGGTTCTGTTTCAGGAGGTTCTGTTTCAGGAGGTTCTGTTTCATCGAGTTCTGTTTAATTATAAGGAATAATCAATGACACAATTTAACGACGTACAGTCATTTAGAACACAATTTTCTGCTTCCAGATCCAATCGATACGGAATAGATTTTAATCAATTGCCCCCGGGCATCCAATCGCTTAATCCAGGAGCATTTCGTATATTTGCCAAGGCTACATCAGTTCCGGGTTCCATTGTTAATTTTATACCAGTAGGCCATCAAGGAAGAATAATCAAGTTTGGTGGAGAACGTCAATTTGGAGAATGGGTTATTCAGGTATACGATGCAAACGCTGGCGACACAAATATTCGTAAAATATTTGAAAACTGGATCAATCTGGCAAATGACAGATTGACCAATACACATCAATTTGATATTGGAACTGGTATTAATTGGACAGTAAATTGGGACGATATAGCCCATAATAATACCCCTGCCCCCGGTACAGGACCCACTGGGCAGCCCATGGGATCTAATTCTAGTTCATATACTAAAAAGTTAATGTTATACAATTGTTGGCCATCAGACATTAGTCCGATAGACTTGAGTTACGATCAGGCCGATGCGTTTTCTGAATTTACTGTAACCAATGAATTACGATTATCACCTGTACTTATAATAACACACAATCAGTTATACATAATGTATGGCATTTGAAATATTTGGATTTTCTTTCGGCAAACGTAATGAAATTGGACCTACTGGAGAAGTAGAAACTACTTCTTTTGTTTCTCCAGATTCTTACGACGGCACATATGTTATAGAAAGTGGCGGTCTTATTGCATCTGTTTACGATGCTGGAGGAATCGCTGCGGCTAATGATGCTCAAACTATAGGTCAATATCGATCCATGTCATTATATCCTGAAGTGGATATTGCCATAGAAGATATCATTAACGAATCTTTGGTTTACGATAAAGACGGTGAGGCTGCCAAGTTAGATCTTGCTCGAGTAAATTTATCGCCTCAAATAAAACAAAAAATTCACGACGAATACAAAAATATTTTAAAGTTATTAAATTTTAACAGTAAAGGTTACGAGTATTTTAGAAGATGGTATATAGACGGTCGTTTATATTTTCATAATATCATTGATCCGGATCGACCAGAAAAAGGAATAAAAGAATTACGAGCAATAGATCCTACTAAAATTACAAAAGTAAGAAAAGTAGAAAAAGAATTAAAAAATATAAATGCCACAACTCAAATTTATGTGGTTAAATCTGTAGACGAACATTTCATTTACACTGATATGTCTATCGATAGTCTGATTCCTACCACTACTACTGGTTTAAAAATATCAGTAGATTCTATAACTTATATTCATTCTGGTATTGTGGATCAAACAACTAAAAAAGTTGTAGGATACTTGCACAAGGCAATCAGACCTTTAAACATGCTTCGACAAATCGAAGACGCAGTTGTAATTTACAGAATGTCTAGAGCACCAGAACGAAGAATCTTTTATGTAGACGTAGGAAATCTACCTAAACAAAAGGCAGAACAATACATGAAAGATCTTATGGTTCGTTATCGAAACAAACTTTCATATGATCCTAAAACAGGAATGATCCGAGACGACTGGAATCATAATTCTATGTTGGAAGATTTTTGGATTCCGCGAAGAGACGGAGGCAGAGGAACTGAAATTACTACTTTGGACGGAGGACAAAATTTAGGTCAATTAGAAGACGTAGATTATCTATTAAAGAAATTATTTCGTTCTTTAAATGTTCCACTCAGTCGTCTCGAGGCACAAAACGGATTCAATATGGGCCGAATGGGAGAAATTACTCGAGATGAAGTTAAGTTTTTTAAATTTATCGAAAGACTCAGACGACAGTTTGCCACTCTCTTTTTAGATTTGCTTAAGAAGCAATGTCTGTTAAAGGGCATAATGACTCTAACAGATTGGGAGTCTATTAATCAAGATATAGATTTTAAATTCAATAAAGATTCGTATTTTGATGAATTAAAAAATAATGAAATTTTAAAAGAAAAAGTAGAAATGTTAGGAATATTGAGTCAGATGTCTGGAACCTTTTTTTCAGATAAGTATATCAGAAAGCAAATTTTGAATCAAACTGACGAGGAAATGGCACAAATGGACGGAGAAATGGCCGAAGAACGCGAGATTAAAATACAACAACAAATGGAACAACAAGCAAGAGAAATGCAACAGCAACAAGAAATGAATAAAAATGAAGAATCCCAAGGATCTCAAGAATAATTCAGATTATTCTAGAGTTTTCAACTATTTTGATGAAGGATTTTATCAATTTTTAACTCTAACAAGTAAGTCTAAAATTCCTAAAAAAATAAGATTTCGAAGTAAAAAATCCTATTTTATTACCCCAGAACAGGCCATGAAAATAAAAAATTATATAGATATTGTAGGAATTAAATACAAGGGAAACCAATTAAATCGAATATTTCTACAGAATCCACAATCAATTCAAAATATTCTAACATATAAATAAGGAGAATTATGAGTCACGCAAAAAAAATAATCGAATCTGTTTTATCAAATAAACCGTATTCTGTTAAAAGTGTAGTTAACGAAGCAATGGCAGAACGAATCGGTTTGGTCTTGGAACAAGAACTAGAACGACTTGCCTCTGGGTTACTTATACAAGAAGAATTAAAAGACGATAAAGACAAAATAAATGATAACAAAGATAAACAGATTACCGATTCTGCACAAAAGAAAAAATAAATGCTTTTAATTACAGAACAATCTTTTGACTGGGTTAAATCTGTAATCGAAGAAGGAACAGAAGGACGGCCCAAGTCTTATTTCATTGAAGGTATAATGCTTCAGGCCGAAACAGTAAATCGTAACGGCAGAAAATATCCTACTAAAATTTTAATGAAAGAATGTGAAAGATATTCCAATAGTCTTATCAAAGAAAAACGATCTTTCGGAGAATTGAATCATCCTTCAAGTCCCACTGTTAATTTGGATCGAGTATCTCACATGATTACAGAATTGCGTCAATCCGGCAATGACGTGATTGGCAGAGCAAAAATTCTTTCTACCCCAATGGGAAATATTGCCAAGAGTCTTATCGAAGAAGGAGCACGCCTCGGAGTATCGTCTCGCGGCATGGGCTCATTGAAGAAAATTAACGAAGTAAACGAAGTTCAACCAGATTTCATGTTGTCTGCAATTGATATTGTTGCAGATCCGTCTGCACCTGGTGCGTTCGTTAACGGTATTCTGGAAGGAAAACAATGGGTCTGGGATAATGGCCTATTACGAGAGGAAGAAATATCCAAGATGCACCGAGAAATTAAAAATACTTCTTCCAGAAAACTAGAAGAAACTGCCCTTAAATTATTCAAAAAATTTATTAAGGGCCTATAAACGTAAATTTTAAAACTTATAAATA